CGAGGGCCGTATTGTAAATACTCAGCTATATCTAATTGAACAGGTGTAGGATCTGGTAAGTTAAGATGTCTCCAAGTTATTATTAGAAAGTATCTAAAATCTTGTAGTTTCTCAGGAAGTGGTTGCATAAAGATCTTTTACCCTCTGTAAAGGAATAGCTGCACATTGAGGTACAACACTATTGCCTAATGCTCGGAGACGGTCCACCCTATTGGATAGCCCATTAGCTCCTCGCAGAAGGCAGGGTTCAGACTCATATTGTCTCCAGTTTGGGTTAAGACATCTGATATTCTGCGTGTTCCATGCCGATCTATAAATCCTTGCCCCGATCTTCCTTTGTAATCTGTTGCTGTTGGGGTAGGAAGTATCGAGACTGCATCTCTTAGTTTTACTCCCCATCTCACTCCCTTTTTGTTCTCCCGAAAAAAGTTGCCGTTCTTGTACTGAACATCTTTGGCTATTCCCCCTTCCACATCTGATGCTGTCGGGGTCGGAAGCATTGAGTTGAATAGTTTCTGTGTCTCTGGGTTCACTGCCTCCCTGAGATTGGCAAGCTTGGTTCTTCCTTTCCTCGGCCCCTCCATCTGTCTTTTCAGTGCTTCGGGACTTCTCTGAGGTAGGTGATCCATTGTTGTTGGGGTAGGCAACGAGCCACCATCTCGAACGTCTGTGGGCGGCTCCCAAAGAACTTGCAGATATAACCGCCCATTCCGCATCATACCCTGCTTCGGAAAGCTCTCCGAGTACGATGTCCAATCCGTTATTAAGGATCGCTGCCACGTTTTCCAGGACAACGAACTTTGGTCGTACCATGCGTATGACTCTGATGAGTTCGTAAAATAAACCCGATCTGGATTCTTTTGTGATTCCTCTACGTTGACCTGCCACGGATAAATCTTGACAGGGAAATCCTCCTGTGATGACATCATATTGTCCAGGGTAAGCTGTAAAGGTTTTGATATCGTCATGGATAGGAACGTGTGGCCAATGTTTTTTAAGGACTTTTTGACAGAAAGGGTTAATTTCTATAAATTGTGTGGTTTCAAAACCGCCTATAAGTTTTTCAGCAGCGTAGGAAAACCCACCGATACCTGCAAAGGTATCTAAAATTTTCATAAGCTATCTTTCAAGTACAGGAATTATATCTAAATCTGGTAAGTTTGACATCAAGTCTTCCATAGGATTCTTTTCTGTTGGAATACATTCAATACCATTATCCTTT